TTTATTACAAGACTGGAACTTATTATCAATAGTAAAACCAGAGGCTGCTGAAAACAAAGCACCTTTATCACAAATCAAAATTATTGCTTTCAAAGAAAAAAACGAATGGAATTTGCAAGCAAAATATAACATCGGCAAGAAACAATCAACTGAAGAAAACAAAACTGAATAGGAGTATATTATGATTAGATTGTACAGACTCTCATCTGGAGAGGACGTTATAGGTACGCCACAAGAAAGCGATAGAGCAAATCATGTGGCATTAAAGAAACCTTTTGTACTGATACCAATGCAAGGACAACCTGGCAAACCTATGCAAATAGGATTTCATCCTTACATACCGTACACAAAGGATGAAGTTATACATATCAAAGAGGCAAATATAATTACTGACACTACACCAGATGATAACATGATAAATGCTTATCAACAAAATACAGGTCAGATAGTTACACCTAAATCAAAACTGATTACGTAATTGACTTTATTGTCTTTTAATGTTATAATAGGATATGAATTTGGCGAGTAGTTTTTATACAAATGTTGTAGAATATAAAGGTAAACTTCTTATTAGAGGTGTCAATAATGGTCAATCTTATTTAAGTCGTATCAATTATAGTCCTAAACTATATCTACCTACAAAAGAAGAATCAAAATACAAAACACTAGACGGTACTAATCTAAAAGAAAAGCGATTTGATTCTATATCAAAAGCAAAACATTTCTATAGTGAGTACAGCACAATACCAGAGTATAAAATCTTTGGTATGAATAGATACCATTATCAATATATCGCTGACGAATACAAAGGCGAGATGAGGTGGAACAAAGACTATATTAAGATATTCACACTTGATATAGAAACCGAGTGTGAAGGCGGCTTTCCCGATCCAGATACTGCAAAAGAAACGATTATCTGTATTACTATAAAAAATCACAGCAACAAACAGATTATTACGTGGGGTACAGGTGACTTTATTTCTAAAAAGGCAAACGTAACTTATGTAAAATGTCAAAACGAAAAGCACATGTTGCTTGAGTTTCTAAAGTTTTGGTGTAAGAATCATCCTGATATTCTAACAGGTTGGAATGTAAAGTTTTTTGATTTACCTTATCTTATGAATCGTATGAGATATATTTTTGATAATGATACTATCAATAAAATGTCACCATGGAATTTTGTCAATGCAGATAGAATACAACTTGGTCAAAAGAATCAACAATACTGGAATATATTAGGTCTATCTGTACTAGATTATTTTGATCTGTATAAAAAGTTTACATATGTCCGACAAGAAAGTTATAAACTTAATTACATTGCAAAGGTAGAACTAGGCGAACAGAAATTAGATAATCCGTATGAAACATTTAAAGATTTCTATACAAAAGATTATCAAAGGTTTGTAGAGTATAATATACAAGACGTAGAACTTGTTGATAGACTCGAAGATAAAATGAAATTGATTGAGTTATGCCTGACTATGGCATACGATTATAAGGTAAACTATACAGATGTTTATTCACAAGTAAGATGTTGGGATACAATCATCTATAATCATTTACTTACAAAAAATATTATTATACCACCTAGAGAAGATCAAATAAAAGACTCACAATACGAAGGTGCATATGTAAAAGATCCACAACTAGGTTTACATAACTGGATTGTTTCGTTTGATTTAAATAGTTTGTATCCGCATTTAATTATGCAGTACAATATATCGCCAGAGATGTTTGTTGGTGTAGAACCTAAAGCAGTAGGTGTAGATAACTTTTTAGAAGAAAAACTAAATCTTAAATGGGCAAAAGATCGTAACGTTGCGATTGCACCAAACGGCGCAATGTTTAAAAGAGATAAACAAGGTTTCTTACCTGAACTTATGGAGAAGATGTATACCGAACGTGTTGTATATAAAAAGAAAGCAATTGAAGCTAAAAAAGAATATCAAAAAACAAAAGACCCAATATATCAAAATGAAATAAGTAGATGTCACAATATACAGATGGCAAAAAAGATTTCTCTTAACTCTGCTTATGGTGCAATCGGCAATCAATATTTCAGATACTTTGATGTAAAACAGGCAGAGGCGATTACACTAGGTGGTCAGTTATCTATTCGTTGGGTAGAACGTGATGTAAATAGATTTATGAACAAGTTGCTAGGCACAGATAACAAGAACTATGTTGTGGCGTCTGATACAGATTCAATCTATCTAAAACTTGATACACTTGTTGAAAAAGTTTGTAAAGGCAAATCAACAAAACAAATAGTTGACTTTCTAAACAAAGCAGCCGAAGATAAAATACAAAAAGTTATTGACGATAGTTATCAAAATCTTGCTCATTATGTAAATGCTTATCAACAAAAAATGATTATGAAACGTGAAGCAATTGCTAACAAAGGTATATGGGTTGCTAAAAAACGATATATGATGAATGTATTTGATGAGGAAGGTGTACAATATGATATACCTAAACTAAAAATTATGGGTGTTGAAGCAGTTAAATCATCTACACCTGAAGTCTGTCGTGGTAAGATTAAGGATGCTATTCGTGTAATTATGAATGACAGCGAAGACGCTCTAATAAAATTTGTTAACGATTTCAAAGAAGTATTTAAGACACTCTCGCCAGAGGAGGTTGCCTTTCCTAGAAGTTGTAATAACGTCAACCGATATGTTGATAGTAATTCAATCTATAAGAAAGGCACACCTATTCATGTAAAAGGCGCCCTAATATATAATCATCATATAAACAAAAATAGATTATCTGCTAAATATCCTCTTATAAAAGATGGTGATAAGATAAAATTTTTAATGTTGAAACAACCAAACACGGTTAAAGACACCGTAATATCTTTCTCTACAAAGATACCATATGAATTTGATTTACACAAATATGTAGATTACGATACACAATTTGAAAAAACATTTACTGATCCTCTAAAGTTTATACTTGACTCGATAGGGTGGAAGTTAGAACGTGAGGCAACGCTAGAGGCGTTTTTCGGATGATAGATGTATTACTAATATTATATTTGACCGTATTCATTGCTTTTCAAGCAGGTCAACGTATTGCAATGACAAGAATAAAAACAACAACATTTTTAATTATGGCACTAGTCTTATGGACATATCTAAAAAGTATAATGTAATATATGCTGACCCACCGTGGTCATTTAAAACGTATTCTGATAAGGGCAAAGATAGAAGTCCTGAAAAACATTATAGTGTTATGACGTTTAAAGATATATGTAATATGCCTGTAAACAATATAGCAAATGACAATTCAGTTTTATTAATGTGGGTTATTGATCCTTTATTAGATAAAGCATTTGAAGTAATAAAGGCATGGGGATTTAAATACAAGACCGTAGCCTTTACGTGGGCGAAAACAAATATGAAATCAGATGGATTTTTTACAGGTCTAGGTTACTGGACTAGAGGTAATCCTGAAATGTGTTTACTTGCAACAAAAGGTAAACCTAAAAGAATCAGTAAGTCAGTACCTCAATTGATAGTAGAAAAACGTAGAGAGCATAGTCGTAAACCAGATGTTATGTATAGTCATATAGAGAATCTATTGCAAGGACCATACATAGAATTGTTTGCTAGACAACAAAGAAAAGGTTGGGATAGTTATGGAAATGAGGTAAATAAATGGAGTTGATTTTATCAATAGGATATGTTATAATGATATATGGTTTTATATATTGGTTATTAAAGAAATGGAACAATGAGTCAGTTAAGTAAATACGCAGACGAGAATAAATTACCTATAATGGATCAACAAACGTTTGAGACCATTACAAATGAAATAGGTAAAGAAAAATTTAGAGAAGATTTGGCACAATATATTGCAGACAATAGACCAAAGTTTCCTCTAAAGGAGATTTCATACGAGGCAATGCGTCAAGCATTTAAATCTTTACAGAAACAAGATGTATGGGAGTTTGTAAAACCTATAGAACTACTAGAAAAAAATGTAAAAGAAAAGTATGATGATTACAAATATAATTTTAAAGACCATGGTCTAGGTATTATAGACGCACCATCTAATTTCAATGACATATCAAATTACTTTCATCAACATTTAAGATTGAATTGTGGTAGTTTTGGTTTCAAAGCACCTATAGATGTATGGGAGAATGGTACAGCAAAAGATATATGGCGTTGTCTAGGTCCTATATGGCGTGGTATCAATGGCATGAAACCTGTAGAGATAGATGGTAAGACAGAATTAAGAGGTGGCAGATTAGATGATAAGAGTTATATATCTGCTTTTAGATTAGGTACATATATCGCAACACAATTTAAACCTAACGTGGCAAAAACAATCTATCAGATGACAAATGCTAAAAGAGTATTAGATACATCATGTGGCTGGGGCGATAGACTTGCAGGTTTCTTTACTAGTGACGCTGAAGAATATATTGGTTGTGATCCTAACCCTAATACTTACAAACAATATTTAAAACAAGTAGAAACATATAATAGTTTTTTATCTAAACCTAAAAAGGTAACAATATACAATTGTGGTGCTGAAGATTTACCATGGGATAAAATTGATAATATAGATTGTGCATTTACAAGTCCACCATACTTCTCTACAGAAAGATATAACGAGGGTGGTGACAAAGAAGAAAATCAATCATGGTTTAAGTTTGATGAGTATTCTAAATGGCGTGATGATTTTTATTTACCTGTTGCTCAAAAGAGTTTTGAAAGAT